TTATACTTATATACTATATGAAAAATATATTGAATTTCGAAAAAATAGTGGGATTATCCGCTTTTTTCATTGCTGGTTGTGCTGCATATTTTTCAATTTTAGGTATTGGAATGTTATTTAGTGGTAGTTATATAGCTGCAATGACTATGGCATCATCATTGGAATTAGGAAAACTTGTAGGGACTAGTTTTTTGTATAGATATTGGGATAATACTAAGATATTTTTAAGAGCATATTTAATAATCGCTGTGGTTGTATTGATGATTATAACTAGTCTTGGCATATTTGGATATCTTAGTAGTGCATATCAAAGTAGTTCTATAGAAAATAAATTAATTGAAGATAAAATAGCAGTGGTAGAAAATCAAAAGAAATATAGTCAAGATAAAATAGATGAGTCTAAGAAAAGAATAACTAATATCACCACTATTAGAAATTCGCAAGAACAACGATTGAGTGAATCTTTGACTAATAAACTTATAGCTAGAAATCCTATTGAATTAGAAAATTTACAACAACAAACTCAAGAATCTATATCACAAAGTCAAAAAGATATGGAAACGGAAAATAATAAGATTCAAAAAAGTATAGATGAATTGCAACAATTTGATAAGCAAATATCTGATATGAAGTTGAAGAATGGTAACAAAAAAGATATATTAACATTTAAATTTGTGGCAGACGCAATGCATATGAATTTAGATGTGGTAGTAAAATGGTTTATTGTGGTATTAATATCGGTATTTGATCCATTAGCAGTATGTTTATTATTAGCATATAATACGTCCACATTTACTAAAAAGGAATCTATTGAAAATATAATAGAAGAAGCTAAAAATGAATTACCCGTTATAAAATCAGTAAAACCAACCGAAACTACTCAGGATATTAAATCGGTAGAAACAGTAATGCCACCAATTGAGGTTCCCGTAAGTAATCCTGTAGACCCTATTGCAAATCCTGTTATTAAATCTAAACCATCAGTTAGGTCTAGATCAGCAGGATTATTTCATTTCTGACAATTAAAATAAATAATTATAATGTTTTCATATTTCTCAGCTATATATTAAATTATCTAATTGACAATTATGAATGAATCTGATATAAAAGAACTACTTCACATACTAAATAGTGCATTGAGATCCGAAGATTGGAATGAGGTAGAAGAAGCGAGAAATTATTTACAAGAATATTTGGATACAGATGACAATGAAGATGAAGATTATTAAATTATGCTAATTACTATTATTATATTATCAGTATTATTGACCATATCTATTTGTTTATTAATTGCATGTTATTTTATTATAAATGTCAACTTAGAAAAGATAGACACATATGAAAATTGGATAACCGATTCCAATGCTAATATCGAAAAGATAAAAAGTGATCTTATAAAAACACACCAACGATTAAAAGACGTTGATCATAAAGGTATTTTCCAGAAAGATGATGATGTAGGTTTTGTTTTTTCAGAAATTTTAAATATTATAGAAAAAATAAAGGATAATGTCCAAAAATGAAAAAAACAAAAATAAGACAAGTTACCAAGAAGTTAAAATCAACAATAAAATCCGAAAAAGTAAATAAAGTTTTAAAACCTGTAATTGAAGACAAGATATCTGCCACTGTAGATACATTGAAAAAGCCACGAAAGAAAAGAGGCACTAATAAGATGTATTTTACTACAGATACAGAAGATGCAATTATAGAGTATAATATCACAACAGATGACGATATTAGAAATAAAGTATATGAAAAAAAAATCAAATATGCTTTTGAAAAACTTGTAGAAAACATTTTTAATACTTTTAAATTTACTTATTTTGATTCTGGTCCATTAGAAATTCAAAAGGAAGTTCTTACTCATTTGGTTACTAATATGCATAAGTATGAAAAGGATAAGGGTAAAGCATTTAGTTATTTTAGTATTGTAGCCAAGAATTATTTAATTTTCCATAATAATAATAACTACAAGAGATTTAATCAACACGTCAATATATCAGATACTCCCAGTGAATCATCTGTCTGTTTACAAGCCAACGACACTTATCATAAAGATGTAGAACTTGACGAATTTATGAATATGATGATTTCGTATTGGGAAAAGAATTTGAACAAAATATTTACAAAAAAGAAAGATTTTGGTATAGCTGCTGCCGTAGTAGAATTGTTTAGAAATTATAAAAGAATTGATTGTTTTAATAAAAAGGCATTATACTTTTATATTAGAGAAATGTCGGATTGCAGAACTCAACAAATCACAAAAGTTATAAATAAGTTTAAATCTCACCAAGATAATATAACCCGTCTATATAGAGAAAACGGTACATTTTCTACAAAATAATATAAAATTATCTATTTATAAGTATGGAATTTGATTTTGAAATATATAAAAACAAGAAATTTTCTGGCTTATTAAAGGACGTGGTCGTAAATAGTGAACAAAAAAGAGCACAAATTGATATTTTAGTAAGTGAATTACGTCAAATGATAAAAACCCCAAATGACGCTCTCATTGTTGTACCCATGATAAAAGACTATTTGGACGTGGGAGTTAAAAACGATGAACAATTAGTTAAACTGGCTGCTATTGTACAAAGAATACTCAACTCACAAAATAATCCAGAAAATGGTAGTGTGGGTGGATTTGGTCTAAGTGAAGAAGAACGTAAATCTTTAATGGCTGAAGCGGAAGTCATTACTAAAGAAATGAATAAAAATCTAGAAATCAAACTCAATTCATAATTATGGCATGGTGGAAGAATAAAATAAAAGAAGGAAGTTATTCCATTATAAATGATACTGGATTGGGTGGAGTATTGGGTAATGGATCTAGTACTGCCGCCGAATTTTATTCAATGGAAGAAGCCATAGTGTTGGATATTATATTGGATACTAATCACCCAGAAATACAAAATCAAAAAATAAAAGTAAGTAGTTTTCCTGATAATTACAAAAATCAAACTCCAAGCAGTAATGATTTGGATTGTACTTATATCGGACGAGCTTTAGTTAGAATGGTTCACAGTCAACAGGGCATGTCTAAAAATCAATTATTATGGGCATTGCCTTTAGATGTTACTGGTATTGTAGAGTATCCTTTATTAAATGAAGTTGTTATTGTAGTTAAATATCTGGACAATTTATATTATACCAAAAAGATAAATCACAGAGGATTTATAAATAATGATGCGGATTTCGGATTGGAAAAATATTATGGAATGAATTCTGGGAATCCTATAACTGGTCCATTATCATTAACTACAAATAAAGCGTCTTTAAATTCTAATTATGTTGGTGGTTTAGGTAATTATTTCTTGTATAACAATAGTATAAGAAGACTTAAGAAATATGAAGGAGATACGTCGATTGAAAGTAGATTTGGCCAATCCATAAGATTTGCTGCATATGATAGTGAAAGAATGAATGATCAAGGTAATTATGTAGATTATAGAGGCGATAAAACTATTAACCCGTCTACTTATGGTGGTGGCAATCCAATGATTTTAATAAGAAATCGTCAAAGAAAAATTGCTTCTGATAAATCGCAATCAGTTCATCCGAAATTACCTCCCATTCCACCTATATCGGAATCTGAAAAAAATGTAGGGGGTATAATACAAGAAGATATAAATCACGATGGTAGTAGTATTCATATTACATCAGGATTAACTACTAGTAAATGGACAACTACTGTATATAAATCAATGTTCGCAGATGGCAAAGAAGAACAACCTTTATATTCACCAGTGCAGTCCAGTCAATTCGTATATCCTACTTTAAGCGGAGATCAAATAGTAATTAATACAGATAGATTAATATTAAGTTCTAGATTTGGTGAAACTTTCCATTATAGTAAGAAGAAATATGGAGTAGTTACTGATAGTGAATATACTGTTGATGCTCATGATCAAGTAGTAATTACCACTAATAACAAAACAGTAATTAATAGTCCTGCCATATATCTAGGACAATACGGTGAAACCAATGAACCTGCTATTTTAGGACAAACCGCTGTAGATTGGTTGTATGATCTATGTAATTGGTTATTGGATCATACACATCCGCATAATCATACACATCCAGATAATGATGGTGGTGGTGGAGGAGGAAATGTCGGAAATGCAGATAAAAATATTACAGAGATACCCGTCCAGCAACAACAATTGAAGTTGTTAAGAGATAATTTACATAAAATGTTAAGTAGACGAGTATTCGTAACAGGTGGAGGATATGCATCAGGAGCAAATGGTATTATGCCTAAAGGATTTAATGGAACTACTCCAGTAACTATTAATACTGCGAATGGAGATGGTGTTCCGGGTGATTTCAAGGGTGCTAATAGACGTGAAGGACCCGTAACCAAAATTTATTCATAATCATGAGCGTATTTAGCAAATATTATCCAAAACAAATAACTCCATTTAAAGATCCTGCCCCATCTTTGTCAGGACCTAATACGTCTACTATATCAGGACTTTCTCCGACGCCTCCAAAAGCTGATGCCTTAGTAGCATCCGCAAAAAGTACTTTGCCAACTGTACCAGCCACGCCATCCGTTCCACCAATTCCATCGGCTCCTTCATTACCATCTGTCGGAAATATTCCATCAACTCCAACTTTAAATTCCGCCGCATCATCTGCCGCTTCAAATTTAAGTGGAATAACAAGTGGGTTAACAGGGACTGGGGTTATAAGTGGTACGGCTAGTGGGGCGGCAAGTAAAGTTTCCAAATGGAGGCCATATCATTTTTCGCCATCATCAACAGTCAACTCTAAAATTGATGTGGTTACTGGTCAAGTATCTACACTTCCTTCGACTGTACCAGCGGGATTACCTCCAATTAGTAGTATAACAAGTCAGGCTCCTAAAACGGATTTATCTTCAGTATCTACCACAGCTAATTCCGCTACAAATTCAGTTACATCAGCAGGATCATCGTTATCATCCACAGTATCAGTTCCCACTGTCTCATCAGTTTCTTTGCCAGCGGCTCCATCCGTATCAATACCGTCAACAGCTATTCCCAGCGGAACAAATGTGAATTCAATATCAGATGCGGCTGGTAAAATGTCTACAAATATATCAAATTCGATAAAAGGAGGGGTGAATAGAATACAGAAAATTAAACTACCTAAACCTGCCACCTCAGACGAAATTAATAGTAAATTTAATAACTTGGTATAATAAATTAAAATATTATCTCTATAACTTAATATTTATATATATAACATATGAAATCCGAAGATCTAAAGAAAATAATAAGAAGTATAATTCAAGAAGAGTTGAGAAATCAATTACCTGCATTAATACCACAAGTATTAACCGAGATTTTAAATGGTAAAACCTTAAAATCCAATATAAAAACGCCGCCAACTGTACCAAGACAATCCGTAGAATCCCGACCCGTTCAAAAAGAAGTTAAAAAAGAATTTAAAAAATATACAAATAACCCATTATTAAATGAGGTTTTAAATCAAACCGTTAATAAAATTGTACCAGAAGGAAGTTTTGTAGGATATATGGAACGTCCTTATATGTCCCCTGTTGATATTAATATAAACGATCCTGCGGAATCTATGAATAATAATGATTCTATAGATTATAGTTCATTGAATGAATCAGTAGCACCTACCAGATCTGTTCCCGTTGTTGCTAATGTTGCTCCTGTCAATGAAGATCAAGCTAAAGTTCTTGGTAAAATAAATAGAGATTTTAGAAGTTTGATGAAAGCCGTTGATGAAAAGAGAAAAAATGGCACGGGTGGTATGCCAATGAATGTTAGTTATTAATTATTATGGCTACAATGACCAATCCTAATGTTAATACTCTTTATCCAATAGGATTGAATTTGCCTATACAAAAGGGAAATTCTGGTTATTTTGATCAAACTTATGACAGTGTTTCGGCAGCAAAAGCCAATATCATAAACCTATTAAATACTAATAAAGGAGAAAGAAGATTTCAACCATTATTTGGAAGTGGGTTAAGAAAAGCTTTATTTGAACAAAATTTAAATAATAATACTGACATATTACAACAAATTGTCATTAATGATATAAATAATTGGATACCTAATGTAACTGTAATAAAAGTAAATTTATCACTTTCATCTCAACAAATTAACAGTTATACAGATACTTATACAGTAGAGATTAGTTTAAATTTTATGGTGAACAATATCATGGACACCGTAGATTTGACTATACAACAACAGAGTATTTAATATGCCAGACATTGTACAAAAGAATTTTAGTAATACCGCTCAAAAAGATGTTCAATATCTTAATAAGGATTTTGGCACTTTGAAGAATGCTCTTATTAATTATTCGAAAACCTATTTTCCTAAAACTTATAAAGATTTCAGCGATTCTTCTCCGGGAATGATGTATATTGAACAAGCTGCATATGTTGGAGATGTGTTGTCATATTATACGGATTATCAATTTAAAGAAGGATTGATGCCATATGCTCAAGAATTGCCAAATGTAATTGCATTGGCTAAAATGTTGGGATATACACCTTCTACTACAAAAGCAGCAATTACCACTTTAAATGTATTTCAACTTGTTCCTGCTATTTTAGATAGTACAAGTGGTAATTATGTACCCGATACCACATATTGTTTGAATATAAGAGAATATATGGCAGTTAAAAATTCAAATAATATTACATATATCACCACAGAATCTTTGGATTTTTCGGTAAATACTGGACTTTCTCCTAGAACTGATACTGTTTATAGCAGAGATCAGTATGGTGTTCCAACTTTTTTTCTATTACAAAAATCTATAAATGCAATTTCTGGTGAAATAGTTACTAGAACATTTACAATAACCAATCCTATTCCTTTTTATCAATTGGTTTTGCCAGAAAATAATGTAATTCAAATATTAAACGTGGTCGATTCTGATAATAATAAATGGTATGAAGCCGATTATTTAGCTCAAGATTTGGTATTTACAGAGTTGGACAATACGTATGTTAATGACGGTGAATATTATACCTATCAAACAGAAGTTCCCAAATTAATAAAAAGTTTAAAAACCAGTAGAAAATTCACGGTAAATGTGGATTCTACATATTCTACATATTTGGAATTTGGAGCAGGAATAGATGCATATTCCAATGAAGTAATATATCCCACCGCAGATTTAGTTGGAGTTGGATTGCAAAACATAGAAAAATTAGGAATATCATTGGATTCTTCTACATTTCTCAAATTGGGTGGATATGGTCAAGCTCCATCAAATACAGTATTAACTGTCACTTATATTGTGGGAGGCGGAATAAGCTCTAATTGTCCTGTAGGTGATATAGTAACAGTATCATCTGTGAGTTTTTCAAATAATATATCAGCTTTAAATCCTTCACAACAAACACTATTTCAAACGGTTCAAAATTCTTTACAAGTTACAAATGTTGAACCTGCTACTGGTGGATTTGGCCAAGAAACAATAGATCAAATAAGACAAAATGCGTTGGCAAACTTTGTAAACCAAGATCGTGCTGTTACAGAAGATGATTATATTTCAAGAGTATATAGTATGCCACCAAGATTCGGATCAATTACAAAAGTATGTATGAAGTCCGATTCTAAATTAAATATAAATAACATTAACAATGGGTTTGTTAATTATAATAATGTAGCAACACTAACTCAACAAGCTGCAAATAACTATTATAGAAAAATAAGTTATGATTCATCTAATCCTTTTGGGTTAAATTTATACGTTTTAAGCTATAATAACAATGGACATTTAACCACATTAAATACTCCAACCATTCAAAATTTAAGACAATATTTAGCCAAATATAAAATGTTAAACGATGGTATAAATATAATAGACGGATATATTATAAATATCAAGGTTAATTTTCAAATATTGACGTATTCCAATTATAATAAACAAGATGTGTTGAATAACTGCATATCTAATGTACAAGACTTTTTTAATATAGATAAATGGTATTTTAACATGCCTATCAATATTGGTCAACTTCAGCTAACAATTGCCAAAGTTGAAGGAGTGCAATCGGTAACTAAATTACAAATGACCAATTTGACTATAAATGATGGAAATTATTCTCC